ATTGCCTGTGTGTGCCTTAAAAGTTTGTGTCTTAGTTTTTGGTCTTGTGCCTAAATGTATACTGTTATTTATTCTGCCAGCCGCCATACGTAAAGTATGTGTTTATTATATCGCCCGAAAGTGCGTTGAGTACCTTCTGTTCCTTGGTTGGTGTGTTCAGCGCCGGCTGTTGCAGGTCCTTTGTGACGAAGGTGTGTATGGGGAAGTGTGCGGTATTCTTGCATTCTGTCAGCACAGGCACAAGGTTGAAGTCTTCTTGCAGTTGCTCCGTGGGGTTACTGGCATTACCAAACACATCCGTCTGCTCTGTTAAGAATGTGAAGTGCCACGATGTGTTGTGTCCCTCGTAGTATGACCCAAACTTGGTCATTGACAGGTCGTGCGTGAATCTCACAGGGTCTTCTTCCCACACGATGTTACCCCTTATCTGTAACATCTGTATCATGGTGTTGAAGTTGCTCTCCTGGTCCCTTGCTATCCTCAGTGTTGCCTTGTCTTCTATCACATCTCCCGCGGGTGTCTCGAACGGGAAGGTGTTCCTGAGGTTACCGTTCTTGGATATGTCTACCAGGGTGTGCATCATGAAAGTGTGCATAACGTCTATTTAAGTCGTAAAAAAAAAGGGCGATACAATTAAGCATCGCCCTTTTGGTATTTTAGTCTCTGTAACTAGAGTTTATGCTTACGCATCACCTCTTTGGTCAAACATTCCGTGGATAGCGTCATCACCAGCAGATGAAACACCTTCAGGTAAAAGTGTTCTGACTTTTACTTGTATGTTACCTGCCGAGTCACCAACTGATAACACAGCTAGTATGTCTGCTTCGATGTCTGCTTCAGCATCAGCGATGACTGTTGTAGTTACATCAATGTTTGTGTCACCCGCCGAGTCCGCCTTGTTGTACTGTCCCGGTGTTCCTTCAACTATGAACTGGTACGAGTCGACTGAGTCATCAGCTTCTATGGCCGCCGCCTCTGCCGCATCGTCGTCAGTAGCCTTGCCGGCCAATCTGTAAGACGAAGCTAGTAGCGTACCGTTCTTGTTGATCACGTTAGTCACTTTGTCGAATGCTGAATCATGTGCTTCTGGCGTCGTAGCCGTAGCAGTGATGTCAACATCAAACACACATTCAATGAAAGTTAAACCCTTACCGTTGAACGCTTGTCTTCCCACATTATCACCAGAGTGTCCACCTGCTGATAAACTTGTTGAGTATGCCATATTATATTTCTCCTATTATCTATTAAACTATCGCCGCAGTTAAGATACCCATTTCGGATGTCGCAACTTGAGCGCCAGTTATATCTGCTGTGATATTTGGGAAATCATCACTTGATTGGTCTAACGCCTGTAGGGCAGTTTCTAATGCCGCAACAGTTGTTGTACTTGAAAGTGTGTCCAAGCTGTCTGATCTCACCATGTAGTTTTTCTGTGATCCAGTATCTTGTAGTGGACCTTCTGCTAAGATTGTTAAACCTTGTTGTTCAAACGTTTTCCTAACAAGATCTAAACCACCAAGTGCAGTTCCGTCACTGCAATCGTTTACTTCAGCTCTCATATCTGATATGAAATCAACAACGATTAGAGTCACTTCATGACCGAACAACTCGTAGTTTTGATTTAATGCAAAGTTATTTTTTGTTATTGCCATTGTATTATTTTCCTTATATTATATTATATTATTAGTCTGCTAGAGTTTCAGTGTCAGATAGGCCTTTGCTTAACGCTGTTGCCGCACTGATAGTTGCAGTGATTTTAGTGTTAGCGTTCAAGGCTCTTATCGCCGCTTGTATCGCCGCGATAGTTGTTGTTGAACTGATTAGGTCTAAAGCATCAGATCTAACCATGAAAGTCATCTCTGTGTTACTGTTCCCTAAAACACCTCTTCCTAGTACGTTAACACCTTGGTTTTCAATTGCTTGTCTGCACAATTCTAAACCTGCTGTGTTAGCCGATGCTAATGGGAAAGTTGTTTCACTGTCCATACCGCCTACATAGTCGATTGATAAGAAAGTGATTCCTACACCTTCTGCTTCAAATAGACCATTTGGTGTACTGAAATTACCCGGGCCACCTGCCGGAATTGCTGTGTCGTATGCCATTTTAAATCCTCCTTGTTCTGTTTAAATGACTAAGATCCCGCTCAGGGATCAAGTTGCAAGTATTTATAGATCTATTTGGTAAATTATGCTGTAATATTACTTTTTTAGCCAAACTTCGTCACTTTTAACCGTTTGAATGAAGTTGTAGCCCAGTTTCTTAAGAATATTCTCACATGCTTCTACAACGCTAGGCCTTTTGCGTCTTTTCATCTCTATGTTCAACACCGGTCTGTTCTGTGCCAATGTTTCTAAGGCTCCATTCAGCAGTGGTATTTCTGATCCATCCACATCTATCTTGACGAAGTCTAAGTTTGTAAGTTCAAAGCTATCTAACGTCCTGCACTGTATGTCACCATGGCCGGCTTCGATTTGTGTGGAGTTGAATTCTTGATGTGCCATGTGCTTACTATCCGATAGAGCATACGGAAACAGTTCAACGTTGCTTTCGTGTATGTTTCTCCTAAAACATTCTCGGAAATTGGGATTTGGTTCGAAACAGAGAACCTTTTCAAACTTCTCAGCAAGTGGTCTTGTCCACTGTCCTATGTTGCTACCAATGTCAACACAACCACGCCAGTTCTTAACATAGCCAAGTGCATGATCTCTCTGGAGTTCTTGTCCACCACCTGCATCCTCAAGGAAAGTTGGTTCAGTGTGCTGTCCGTAAAGCACCCAGTAACTACGTGGATTGTCTAGCATTAGGTTAGACTTTTAATTTGCCTGTGTATGTCTGTGCCAGCAAGTTTAGATTTTAAAAGTTGTAGCAGTTTCGTTGTGGCCAGCTTCTGTGTCTTGCCGTCTAGATTTCTGTAGTCAGCTATGGCTCTTCTGAGGTTCCTGTAATTTGCATCTGTGATACCTAATGCCCTTTCTAACTGTGTTAGGAACTTGTATGGCTCTTCAAAGGATCTTAGATATCTTCTTAAGGCCATAACCGGTACAGGTTGTCTCTGTCTCATGGCTTGTGCCTGGTTCTTGTTCTTGAGTTTCTTTGTTATCTCTGGATCTCCAGTAACTACGGCCAGCATGTTGTACAGATCATTCTGTGTCATCCTCACCTTGTCAAAGGTTCCATATCCAAGTGTCTGATTAGCATATGTCTTGGCAAATGCTTTACCTTGATCCATGTATCTCAACAGTGTCAGAGCAAGGAAACTGAGATATATCCGCTCTGTGACTTCTGGGAATGATAATCTACCCAAGTCACTATGTCTTCTAATGACCTTGGCTTCAGATACATACTTTAAAAAGGGTGTTAACATACACGTATTTATAGAGCATATGCAACGAAACTTTATTCTCACAGACGTAATGAAGACCGGTAATCACAACATGCTGGAACAGTTCGTTAATTTACACAGCTTACCTGATCAGACTTTTGACATGACCGGAGAATACTACACACTACACAACTATGAGTTGGATAGTTATTACAGGAAGTTTGCCATGATTGATTGTAGGGCACAAAATAAAAGATTAAAAGATAACACAGAATTCTATATAGAACTGAGACGACGTTGTGATTTGTTACATAGCCAGGGTTTTGTTTTTATAAAAGCCAACCCGTGGGAATCATTGGACAATATTAATAGTAGTAAACAGTATCCGGAAATAGATTTACAAAACATCAAATGGACAGGTGATGCCAGTTGGTTTTGGTTCTACATGTATAACAAGCACAAGGACAACAGGTTCAGCTTTGATCACACAAATAAAAAATATGACTTTTTGTACCTAAACAAACAACCTAGGAAACACAGAACAAAATTATACAGTAAGCTGACAAAGAAGGACATACTATCTAACAGCTTATACACCAATTGGCCAGCTAGAAAGTTGCCGGGGGCGTATGAACTGCCGTGGGCACAGGACTATCCAAAGTATGGCATGGACCAGGACATATTTGAAAAGCCATATAATGATACCGCTTGTTCTATAGTATCAGAGACCAATGACAACAACTACGAGGTATTCATGACAGAGAAGATATGGAAACCAATCATAGCCAAACAAGTTTTCGTGGTGCATGGCAACCACCTATATCTACAGAGATTGAGGGACATGGGTTTTAAAACTTTTAACAGCTATTTCGAAGAAGCATATGATTTAGATAAAGATCCAGATGTAAGGATCAACACTATTGTAGATTTGTGTGATCGTTTACGTGAAGCACCATGGCAGGATATCTACCTAAACACGAAAGCATTGAGGAAACACAATCATGATAACTTCTTTAATAAGGAAAAGTTAAGTTTGGAGATTGATAAGACGTTGAATCTATTTCTTGAATTTGCTGACAGCAGTCAAGTTTCTTCTTGAGAATCCTAACCTATCTACCAGTTTGACAGCATTACCTGACTTGTCCACAGCAACGAATCCTTCTGGTTCAGTTACTTCTAATCCACCATCAGTTTGTGAGAATGATCCTATAGCCATTGCTTGATTCATTTTCTTTAGTATGAACCCTTTCATTGACTGTACAGCCTTGTAGAAAATAAGCATGGCCTGTAAAGGTTTCTTGGCCTTGGACAGGAACAGAGGCATCTGTTTCATTTTGTCCTGTCTCAACTGCAGGGCCTTCTGTGCTTTCAGTCCGGACATCTGCTGTTGCATTCTGTCTGCGTAGAACTTTTTGAATCCTAGTAAGAACTGATTGACGTTGCTGGGCAACTCACCTTGTTTGACCATTGCGTTTATGTACATCTGGAACATGGGCACGAAGTCTGTGTTCTGTCCCAGCACACTAGACAGGTCTCTTGGCACACTGTTCAACAATGTTTCCAGTTTGTCAATGCTGTTGTAGAACTGTTGTGATTCATCTGCTGTGAACTTGGCACTGCCTGACACATCCTTGTACGATGCGTTATCAAAGAACACATCATTGCTCTTTGCGAACGATGATACGTCTGCTCCACCTTGTGCGTTCATGTTGGCTAAAGAGTCACCTGTGTATGTTGTGTGGAATATGATACCCAACTTGGCTCTATCAATCTGTTTAGCAAGGTCACCACCTTCTGGTACTGCGTATGTTATCGTGTTGGGAGTGAATGTCAGATGAGGCTTACCGTCTATGTTCTTTCTAGTGATGCTATCATCTATAAACAACAGGTCTCCCTGTACTACACCTTGTATGTTTAATTTCTTTAGATGCACTAGACACTTCAAAAGTTTCTGTCCCAGTTCGTCCGTGCCGTGATTCTTCGCTATGTCTTTCTTGGTGTAGTTTATCTTGGCCGCTTTTGCAAACACTGCCTTAGTTCCTACGAAGAACTGTCCGTTGTCTGGATTGGTTCCACACACCACAGCAGGTGCACCGTCCCACTTGACCGACACACTCATGGCTTCAGAGCTCGTGCCTTTAAGTGTCAGTAGTAGTCCCCTGAAGTATTCCACCACAGCCTGTCCGCCCACATAGCCATCAGTGATTATGATGTCCTCTATGTGTTCCAGGTGAGTCCTCTTGAATTCTGTAAGGACGTCTTCTATCAACATGATTAATCCTCTCGGTATTCGCCGTCTTTGATTTTAAGCACGTTGTTCTTGATGTCTTGGTTCTCTTTGATACGAGCGACACCCTTTGAAAACTTGGACGCATCCATGTTCTTAATTGCTGAATTGAACTTCTTCTCAAGTTTGAATGCAGTCTCCTGGTTGAAGTTCTCCCTAATATATGTCATTAGTCTTATAGCTGACTCTAATATATGTGAAGCTCTACTCTCTACCACCTCTTCCTTGTCTCGGTGTAGGGGCATTGAGCTTAATTCTTCTAGTAGGCTTTTAGTACGTTTTTGCATTATAGGTATTTACTCTTTATTGTAGCACAATTCTAGCATAAGTCTACTAGAATTAATGCTTATTTTACTTTTCTATATATGAAATACTTACGTTGGTTGCTATCATCACGTATGTCTAGCACTTTTAGATTAAAGATCTCAGATAATTCTATGATAAAAGGTACGTTCCATGCAAAGAACTCTATCCACTTGGCCTCTGGCTTGTTGTGTTGCACACCTGGGTTGACCCTAAAGAACATTGTGCCTCCGTCTTCTAATAAGTCCACACATCTGCCTATCTCCGCAAGTATCTTGTCCCTGCTACCAAAGTTGATAGAGCCCAAACACATGATCACATCAAACTTCTGATCAGTCCTGTATTCCAGTGTGCCAACTTCGTGATCTGCTTGGCTGTTGTAAGGATCTATTCCTATTAGGTTGTCTATCTTGCCTCGGAATTCATTGTATCCACAACCAACATCAAGCACTGCTCTTGGTTTCAGGCTGTTGACTTCGTCTATCAGTGCCAGTCCAGAGTACTTCCATTTCTTTATGTCATTTTCCCAATACTTGGAGAAATAGTTGTGTAGACAGGCCACATCTATTGCCTCTGCGTATTGTTCCAGTGTGTCGCAACGATCCACTTCGACACCAAATGTTTCCAGTATGTAAGGCTGGGTTATCTTGTCGAGATCATTTTGACTGTGTCCCAACAGTTGTGCAAATATTTTTTTGTTCATACTTTAATAATATATTGAAAGTTTGATTAGGTCTATATCTTTTTCTTGATTGGTTTTGATAGTATGTCTCTTGTCCTGTCTGACATCACACCTGTTATTACCAGCATTGGTCTGGGTTTATTGCTGGCGTTTGCGGTTGCGTGTGGTAGGTTCTGCCAATCAAACTTGTGTATGTCACCTGTACGCCATCTGTCAAACTGCTCATTGCCATACATCAAGAACTGTCCAGGTTCCCAATCCTGTAGCATTACCATGATGCGAACAACATTGTCTGGGTCAGCATCTAGATCATACAGTTTGTCTATGTGCATGTTCAGTACCTCTCCCGTGAACTGTATGTGCAGTTTAGATTTTGTTGTAGTCAATGCAAAGAAGTCTGCCATCCTTTGCAGTGCCGGGCACTTGGTGAAGTCTGCCAGTCCTCTGTATATGGTCATCTTGGGGTCTGCTCCTGCTGTCTTAAGATCATTCTCTTCTGCTTCCACATTGACATTGACATTTTCTCTGCCTGTGCCTTCTCTACGGTTGCCCCAGTTCAAAGGCTTGCCATCTTCTATCACTGCTTGTAGTTCTGTCTGCCACCCTCCTGTGAACTTGCCCAAGTGTTCCACACAGTCTGTGTCCTGGTGCCACTTGTTGAAGTGATAGTTGCTTCTTGCTTTTGCTTCTTCCCAATTACTTGTAGACATATACTTCAATTCCTTTAGTTTCATAATTGTGTAGGGTTTGACGTTCACCTTTCGGCGGTGCTATATTTAAACTTTTACAGAGTTCAACATTGTTTGTTGGTTTTGTAATTCTATCCTTGTTGTCCTTGATGAACTGCATCGTGTCCCGGTTCTCTGCCTGTATGTGTTCCCACATGAGATCGAGGTTTATAAAGTGTTGGTAGTTTGGATATGTGATTGTAAACTCGCCACACAGTTTCCACCACTCCAGGCACTCGTAGTCATTCCTGTACACCATCACTATAGGATGTCCTAGGTCCTTGAGATGATCTAGCTCGTGTGCGAAAGTGTGTGATTTGACGATTCTTTTTCCAGTGCCTGAGAAAGGCAAATCCCAGTTATCTGGTGTGGCCCTGAATTCCATTCCCGGATCCCAGTAGGCTCCAATGTGCATTAAGTGACTGCGTCCAGGGGTATCGGCATCGTGGTGGTAGGTCCTAGCCTCTGAATAGTCTGTGTGATCAATGTCATCACTCCAGTAGATATTCTTAACGACACTACTCCATTTCGATCCCGGTGCCCCTGTAAACAGTATGTACATTATTTGGTCAGCTCTTCTTTATACACAGCATTGTAACCCAACTGATTCTTTCCAAAGTCAGTGAGTGTTTTCAATGCACCTGGTGTGATGAATGACTTCAGTGTTCTAACTGCGGCATCACCCTCTGCACCTGTTCTCCATTCGTACTGTCCCACTTTCTTCTCGATAGCGGCAACTGACGCTGGGTCTTTGATCATCTTGTCCAAAGCGGCAACAAGTTTCGCTCTGTTTGGATTGCCCTTGTTCACCCAGAATGCTTTCTGTAATGCATCTCTCCAACTCTTGACCAGTTTGTATGCATCGTAGAAGTCACCACTTGGTGCAACACCGTACGTGGATTCAAACAGTGCTTCAAACGTTGGCTCTGTGAAGTTAGGATCCTTGTCGTGGTTTCCTGTTTTAACATTCAGTAGTCCATGATGGAACCATGTGTATGCGTCACCCTTCTTGATAACTGGCATCACGTGTTTCTTGTAAGCGGCAGGGTTTTCCCTGGTTGCGTTCAAGTCACCTCTGATGAATGCTAGTCTTCTCTCTGAACCTTTCATGCCTTTTACCCAAACAATCTTATCTTCGAATGTTTTGATTGGATCACCATCTGGTCCTGCGAGCAACATGACAATTGCCATGATCTCTGGAGTCATTCCAGATCCTGATGGAAACTGTATAGGTCCGTTCTTGGTATCCGCTTTGTCTCTTGCACCAACGATGATGTTCAAGTTCATCTGTCCGATTGATTCCCAATCCATGTAGTTGTAGTCCACGGGCTCAACAAGATATGATATACCGTTACCACCATGTGATACTAATATGGTCTTGTCATCGAACCTCAGTTTGTTTTGGAACTCATTTGGTCCTAGTTGATCTCTAGCACCCGGCTTGTAGATCAAGTTGATCTTTTCACCTAGGTGTTTCTCCCATTCCTGTACAACTATCTGTGACCACACAGATGTTCCACCGGATGGTTTTTGTGGCACGATCAAATTGTAATCTGCCATCGCTGTTGTTGTCATTAGCAACAGGGCTATTATTGTTTTCTTAAGCATAGTCTAGTTTACTCCGTTTTGTTAATCCCCAATACAGTAAAAGTATAACACAGATCATTATACAAATAAAGATCGGTCTTGTGATTAAATCATTTACTGTGTGTAGGGAGGTTAATTGATAAGTGAGATTATAAATCCTGTCACTTAATAGATATCCAATAAGCAGTGCTGGCCTGCTCACGTGGAATTTTTTACATAGCAATCCAAATATAGAGAATGCTAATAGTACTGCGAGGTCTTCCCATCCGCCTGAGTACTGTAAGGTTGCCCATACAATCACTGCAAGTATGAAAGGAAAGTAATACACGTATGGTACTCGTGTGACCCATCCTGCAAAATATGCCAAGCCATAACAGATCACAGCAGTTATGATTGTGCCCAGCAAGAATGCGTAGGTCATGCTGTTGAATAGTTGTTTGTCTTCGAACGTGTCTGGGGATCCTAGATCAATGCCTAGGTACAAGAACAGTCCCATCAGTATCGCGGCAAATGATGCACCCGGGATACCAAACAGCACCGTTGGAATAAATGAAGCGGCCTTCTGTGCGTTGTTGGCTCCTTCCGCTCCCACCACTCCTCTGACGTTACCGTTTCCAAATTTCTCATCGGGATTAGATGCAACCGTGGATCCATACGCCAACCAGTCTGCCATGGCACCACCCAGGCCAGGTAGTAGTCCTATGAATGATCCTATCATTCCACCTCTGATGCTGTCCTTCCAACATCTGACTGTGTCCCTAACACCTTGTTTAAGATCCTGCCAACTGCCATGCTCTGCTTGTATCGTGGCTGTTGCTTTCCTTTCAAACCAGCCCTTCCATAGTTCTGGTATTGCAAACAAGCCTGCAACATAAGGCAGTATCTGTACACCGTCTTCTAGATATCTCCAACCCATAGTGAAACGTGGCACGTTGTTCACATCAACACCCACTAGTCCTATGGTCACTCCCAACACTATTGCTAAAGCACTCCTAACATATCTCCTAGTGGATACGAAACCCACAGTGACGAATGCTAACAGAACCAATGCCCATAATTCGGGTATGCCCATGTACATGACAATTTTTGTGTAGTAGGGCAAGAACAAGAATGTCAATGATCCAAAGAACAATCCGTTCACTGTGCTTGATGTTATCGCGGCTGACAAAGCTCTAGTTGCCTCACCGTTCTTGGCCATGGGGAATCCGTCGACCATTGTCGCGGCCGCGGAGTTGGCTCCGGGTATGCCTAGTAGCACACCACTGAACGAATCACCGGTTGTTGATGAGGCGACAACTGCAACACAAAAGATTACACCAAGGTAGGGGTCTCCCGCAAAGTATGGCATGATCCCAAATAGTGTTATTAAACCTGTTGTTGCACCTGCGGCTGGTATTAGGCCAATGATCAAGCCGTAAACAATACCCGCCAATAGTATAGCAAATTCCATATTATCAATGTTTGGGGTTAATGTTGTGAACTTCGCTAGGAGCGTTACAACAAATATATGCAAGTAATTATCATACACTATTAAATACTTTTATGAAACTGAGTCCGCACAAGTTCGCACAGTACAGGACACATCATGAGATCGATGTAGACATGGATGAAGAGTTCTGGCCTATGATGGGTATACTGTTTACCATATGGGGAGGGTGGACAGGGGTCGTACACTTCCTGGATTGGTTGACGTTTGATACCATAGTCTGGTGGGCGGAACCATGGACCATACTTCCTTTCTTATTTTTTTTGGTAATGAAGGAACGATTCAATTCACTCAATCCTTTGCACTGGTGGCCAATTGTATGGGGCTACAAGATCAAACTACCCGACGACGAGAGGATAACAATATATCCAATCAACGGTGAGGACCTCGTCAAGCAACACGGCGGTCCTTTACACGTACACGTAGTGGATTACGAACACATCAAGTTCCGTAGGAAGAGTGATGCTGTGATGTATGCTCTTAGGAATTTCTAGCAGGTTTGAACACTGTGCCGTATTTCTGTTCATAGAGTTTTAGTTTGTCTGACAGCTCTTTTACAATTTGTCTGTACTCTGCTATCTGCACCTCGTGGTTGCCTTGCTGGGTTAACAACATTCTTATCTGATTGTCCTTCTCTTCTATGGCTACAGCCAGGGCCTTGATCTGGTCAGTGTTTTTCATTACTTGCCCTGCCTGTTGTAGGCCTTGAAAGATCTTTTCTTGTGCTTGTTCATAGAAGATTTCTTGACCCTTTTATGAGCATTGCCTTGCGAAGTTTTCTTCTTGGGCGGTTTAGTGTATCCTGTTGCGTTTAACATGTCTTTATAATATAGTAGACAAACACAAAGGTCAACAGTATAATAGTAAAT